AATTATGTATCAAATAAAGAGGTTGCTGAAATTTACAACAACATTGTTAATGGCTTTCTATTAAAAATAGTTAAAGGAGCTAGAACAATTACTTATGGAGGGGTAAAACTCAGCGAGTTAGGAATTAACAATGATTTTTCCAACACTATAAATAGTAGTCAAGCTGATTATATATTTAAAGATGTTTTTCAGCTATCTCCAAAAGAGAAAACGATTACAACAAAAAGTGGTAGATTTATTTTTAATTTCAACGGCACTATAATATAGGATTATGACAATACCAGTTTATCAAGCTCAAATGCCAGATGGCGAATGGGCTGGAATCCTAAACATAAGTCTAGTCGATGAACCAGCGATGGAGGTAGGGTTCGCTAAGTATAGCAATGAGAATCCTATTCCTAACGTTAAGTTCGACAAAGAACAAAAGACTATAGTAGGTGCGGTAATAGTCCCAGATAAACTTATATACAGAGAGGACGCTTGGACTGGAGAACCTTATTATGTAACCTTTGGCAAAGATGTTATTCGAGATATGGCTAGAGGAATGCTAACTAACGGTTCTCAAAGTTCTTTCTCTGTTCATCATGCGGATAGGCTTGCTTCTTGGAAAGTCCAATGCGAGGAAGTCTGGATAAAGGAATCGCAAAACGATAAGTCTATCGACTACGGATTCGACCTACCTGACGGCACTTTGTTCATGAAAGCTAAAGTAAACGACGATGGCTTGTGGGAAAGGATTAAAGAAGGAGAATTTAACGGCTTTTCAATGGAAGCTATCAATGATTTCACTTATAAATATATGACAGAAAAACTTTTATTTCACTCGATTGAAGTGGGTCAGCCGATAATGGTTAGAACACTTGAAAACAACATAGAGTTATTTTCTGGAGAATTTGACCATGAGGGCAACCACGTTGTCGCTAAAGATGGTAAAATCGAAGAAGTAACTGCTATCGTTGAAGAACCAATAACTGATGAGAATGACACTACCGAAGGTACTGATTCTGGTGCTGCTGATGTGGACGGAGGAACTGACGCAGAAGTTAAAGCTGAGCTTGCAGAAGTTAAGACAGAACTCTCCGCTGTAAAAGAATCGCTGGCAGCAGTCCTAAAAGGATTGGAGCAATTCTCTAGTATGAATAAAGAGATTGAAGGAATCAACGAAAGAATGGCTCTTCAAAATCTTGCGTTCAAACAACAAAACGCTGTAGCTGAGACAGTAGAAAACGCTGAACCAGTCAAAGCTGACAGATTAACTATTTTAAGTAAAACCAAAAACATTTTTAAAGCATATTAATTTATGGCAACTGTAACTCTTGTAGATTCAATCAAACAAACAGGTTGGGGAAATAGAAAGTCGGAATTGTTCATCGACGCAATCATGATGTCTGACGCTTTCCTTAACGGAATGACAATTATAGACGGTGTAAAATCAAAAGCTCAAATTCCTATCTATGAAGCTTCTATGAGCTTCGGTAACGATGTTTGCGACGTTGCTAAAGGCGGTGATGGTAGCTATTCTATCTCTGAGAAAGAGGTAAGCAATAACCCATTCACTTGGTACTTCTCTAACTGTAAGACTGCTTTGGAAGGAACTTACCGTTCTCAAATGCTTCGCAAAGGTCAGCTTAATGAGCAAACTCTTGACGATGAGTTTAAAGAGTGGTTGTTCGACTACTTCGCAAAACGTATCGGTGAGAAATGTATGGAGACTGCTTACAACGAGTTGAAGGCTAAGATTAACTCTGCTTCTACTTCTAATAACTTGGGTGAAAAGACAACTCTTGTTCCTTTCTCTGCTGTTACTAAAGCTAACATCCTTTCTAAGCTTGAAGCTATGTATCAGGCGTTCCCAACTGAATTGTTGAACACTTATATGAATCAGACTGATAAGGATTACGCTCCAACTATCTACATGAACGCTCGTACTATCCAGCTTTACCAGTTGGCTATGGCTGATAAATACACGACTACTCCTGTAGGTATCATAGAGGGTCAGATTCCTTCTTGGATGGGCTTCAAGGTTGAGATTTGGTCTTACCTAGCTGACAGTGAAATCGTTGTGTCTCCAAAGGCTAACTTCCTTTTGATTACTGACGATTTCGGTGATACTAAGGCTATTCAAACTGAGTACGAAGCTAAGACTAACAGTGAAGAGTTCTTCGGAAACTTCCGTCTTGGATTCGACTTCCGTAGAGGTGATTTGATTGTCGCTCACTTGAATGGAACTAGTGCTGCATCTACCGCATCTGCTGCGTCTACGAAATAAATTTAAAACTCAATAAACGAGGGGAGGGAGATTTCTCCTTTCCCTCTTTTTATTTAAACAATTAATAATCAACAATATATGGCTTGTACATTATACGATAAGACAACGTTTGGTAACATGATAAGCTCTGTTACTGGTAGCTGTAACACTGCTTTTGGTGGTCTTAAAAATATTGACTTTTATGAGAAGGGAACTGAAGATAGCGCATCTTCTCCTCTATTTACCATAGAATTTAATACCTACGACGGATATACAAACTTTACAGAAGAAAAGACCGCAAGCTTGGACGGTGCTGTTGAGTGCGTTCAAACTCTTAGCATTGAAGTTCCTAAAGCTAGCAACGCTGAATCTGTTATGGCTTTCTCTAACCCTAATCAGAAGTTCGTTGTTAAAATAACGAATAAGTCTGACCAGATAATAGTAATGGGCAAGGAGTTTGGAGCTTCCCTTAAAACTTCAAACATAAACTCTGGTGCACAACGAATGGATAAAGACGTTATTCAGCTTGCGTTCGAAGCTAGAGAGATTAATTTAAGCATAGAAGCTACTAATCTTATCAATGAAGTCGCTGCTATTTCCGAACTAGAGCCAACTGACCTTAAACAAGTTAGTGTAGACGATTCTACTATCAGCGTATCATTCTTGAAGAGCGAAGTGTCTAATGTATTTAAATGGGATAACGCAAAGGGCAGCACGCTTACTGCTAATAACGTAAATACCGAAACATCTAAGAAATACAAGAGTATAGCTATGAAAATAGCCGACTTGAATGAGATGAACGGTTATATTGTCGTAACCCTAAAGGTAGCCCCAGATTCTGTAAGTATGGGTAATTCTCTTTATTCTCCAGTATTTGTTAGTGGAGTTGAGCAAACTTGGATGTATAACAATACCGAAGTCGCTGTGTTCTCTAGCGGTGTAGGTCTAAAAATAAATGAATAATATATGGCTTGTGTAGGTTTATACGACGGAATATCGTCTATTTTAAATAACTGCGATATTACAGCAGGAGGTATATCTAAGATACAGATTACTCAATATCAAGAAGGTTCTACGTTTTCTGGAAATAGCTCTAGTGGACTTGTCCAGTCTATAGACTTCAATACGGACGATAAGACTACCAACTATGTCGAAGCCCTAACTAATAACGATAACGGAACTACTGTTGTTGAGAAAACTCTTACAGTATTCCTTTCTGGTTATGACGGTGCTAGACATACGGTTCTCAATGAGCTTTGTAATCCGTATAAAAAGTTCGCTCTCTTGATTACATTCGCAGACGGAAGTACGATGTATTGCGGTATGGAAAACGGAGCTGTTTTAACTAGCGTTAGGTTTGAATCTGGTGCTAATGCGGAAGATACTAACGGAGTTACTCTTACGTTTACCGCTAAAGAGAAGAAACATAGCAACACTTACACTGAAGCTATGGGGTAAATTGTTAAAATACATAGTTATACTATAAGGGAGGGGGAGGTGTTAAACCTCTTCCTCTTTTTTATTCAGCCAATGATACAAGCTAAAAGAAATAGTACATTAGAAGTGGCTCTTCCGAGGGAATTGTCCTTCTTTGAAGATGATGAACTGCTTTCGTCTATAACAGGAGAGGTGGGGATAGTATTAACCAAAATAGTGGGACATAAGAAATCTATACTAGTTCAACAGGAGGATTTGTATATTCATTACTACTGCGAAAGACCTTATATGATATTTTTCGAAATAGGAGACCTTCCTAGCGGAGAATATACCCTAAAGATTCTTTTTAAAAACCACTATAAGTACGTAACAATCTGTAATATACAATGAAATTATTTGATGAGATAAAACGACGAATAGAACATAGCTTCGCTTATAAGGATTTAACAGTAAGTACAACTCTTTCTGAGGAGCAAAACCCTGCTATCGAATCTGCGTTCACTTCTATCTACACGCCTAAGACTGGTAAGATAGATAGTTACGATTATATTAAATATGGTTCGGACGATAAGCTAGACCAAGTTATCGACGCTCTTTTGTACAAGTCTGCTACTCATGCAGGTATCTTGTCTAAAAAGGCTAAAATGGTGGCTGGCAACGAACTTATTCTTGAAGGAGAGGAATCTCTAGGTAAATCCGAAGCATTGGAACTGAAAGCATTTAAAAGCCGTTGCGGAGGTACTGGTAAGACATTATATGCCGTACTTAAAGAAGCTGCTTATCTATATGAGAAAGATGGAGCTGTAGGACTAGATATTACTTATGATGTCGGATTCAAGTCTATCATCTCAATCAAACCAGTAGCCCAATACAATCTACGTTGCGGACTTCCAGATAAGAACAACGAGGTTCAATATTATGTTAAGCGTGTCGGTGGTTTTAAGCGCAACAGCTCTAAGACTATTCCAGTAAAGGAGGAAAAGATTCCAGCATTCGACCTATTAAACGAATCTTCCGTAAGACAGCTTCTCTATATAAAGAATCCTCTATCTAGTTCTGAGTATTATGGAATGCCCAACTACCTAGGCGCATACTACTTCATAGCTGCCGACTTCGAGTTTGGTAAGTCAATCCTAAACTCCGCAAGGAACGGATTCGCCCCTAAACTGTTGGCTAGCTTTATAGGTAGGAATATGTCTACGGACGATAAGAGAATAGAAGCCGCTAAGTTCGCATCTAACTTTCAAGGCTCTGAGGGAGAACAAGTGATTCTCTCTTGGGTTAGAAAGAAAGAGGATATGCCAGAGTTCAAAACTTTGGATATCCAGAACTTGGACAAGACTATTAGCGTAATGGCTCAGCTTGACGATAGTAAGATATTAACGGCTCATAATATCACTTCTCCGACACTTTTCGGTATTCAGGTAGCAGGTAAGCTCGGTGGTACTGGAAATGAATTAGGAACGGCTTATGAGCTTTTTAGAACAACTGAGACGCTTCCTAATAGGCAACTAATCCTAGAAGCTTTCCAGTCTATATTCGACAGAACTAAATACGTAGACAAGATAAAGCTTACTATCGAGGACGTTCAATTAAACTTTGGAAACGAAAGCGTAGAAGCTCAGTCTCCGGACGAATCAGTAACTAAAGAGGAATAATGGTTTTGAACACAACTGTACTTATAATAGACGATGGGTATTTTAGAGAGAATTATCCGTTGCCGTTTCAGACGAACGCTAAGAATCTGGAAGCCATAATAAGAATGACGCAGAAGATACAGATGCGTTCTATTCTAGGCGATGTCCTCTACTCGGAGGTTGTACGTTACATAGAGAATCCTGACGCAGAGAATCCAGTTCATGAAGCGATAGAAGAGATAAGAATGTTGCATTGCTTATATGTAGCTAAAGCTCTTTACACTTCTTATTACAAAGATGGAGATAAGGACATTAGAGACTACAATATAAGCTATATCGAGGGAGATATTAAAACCCTCGAATCCTACATGATTAATACAGTTAAGGCTAACGCTCAGCTGTATGACTATACGCAAATAGACAGCGATAATCCGTTTGACGATGATTATCAAAGCTATGGAACAGTTTATTACCCTAACGAAGAGGAATAATGGCAGATATATATAGAGGAACAGACTTGATAATACGTTTTAGTATGCCAGAAGATTTTGACGGAAGTAATTATAGAGCAAAGGCGGCTGTTTATACAACAGACAAAAGCTCAGCTCTAACTTTCTTATCTTCAAATGGTTACAGTAAAACATCTGGAGGATTTATGTTAGACGATGAAGATTTGTTACTAATGATTCCTTCGACAGTTTTGGCTGGATTGAAAGACGGAGCTATCAAGTATGTATTAAACATAGGTATTCCAAATAGCTATTTCCCAGACAGTTACCAAGACGATATATCGGAAGGTAGCACAGGAATGAATTTGAAAGACGCAAGTGTAAACGTTAGAATGGATTCTTAATGGCAAGTATAGATAATAACGAAGTAAACATATCAACTAACTCTCAGGAAGTCTCGGTTTCGACCGAGCGTCCTGAAGTTTCGATTACGATAGAAAGAAATACTCCTACGGTAAGTGTGAATAGAGCAGAAGTCACTGTAAGCTCTAACAACAACATTTACGAGGTAGGATTTTATAATTTGACGGACGAGCAGATTGAGAAGATTGCGGCATTAGCTTCCGTAAACATCTCGGTAGTAGATAGCTTAGATAGCGAGGATTCTACTAAAGCTCTTTCGGCAAGACAGGGTAAGATATTGAACGACAAGATAAGCTCTATTAATCTTGGTGATTTCGACTTATCCGATTACGCAACTAAAGCCCAGCTTGAAGAAGTAATAAGTAATGTTTATACCAAAGAAGATGTAACAACATTGCTAAACTCTTTAGCAGAGATAATAGATACGAAGCTTACTGTTGTAGATTTGACCGACGCTAATGGAAATATTATCGGCAAAGCTACTACTTCTAACTTCGGAGTTAATGGAACATTATACGCAAACGACGTGAATATAGGAGGTGTAAGCTTAACAAGCACGATAGATAGTAAAGTACAGAGTGCGAAAGACGCTCTCTCGAACGCAATAGATAGCCTTAGTAGCGATTTAACTTCTACTATAGACGGACTATCGGATGATATAGAAAATG